GCGCGCGGCGTTAATCTGTTCATCCCGGAGCCGGTTGTACTGCTCTAGCTCGGCCCTGGTTTGTTCCTCGACGCGATGCCGTTCTGCCTCGTCGGCCTTCTGTTGCTCATCAAATGTCCGGTTGAGCGTCTCCCGGCCGAGAGCGTCGATCTTTTCCTTGGCTTGAGACAGGGCGAGCTGGTTCTCGAGCACGCGCAGCGTCTCCCGCTCGGCTGCGGTCCCCTCCTTCGAGGTGTTTGCCTTGAGGTTGTTAAGCTCGATCTGCTTATCCATTGCAGCAACGATCTGCTGCTGTGCCCCGAGCTCGGCATCGGCCGCGTGGCTGACCTCGATCTGTGCGCGCGCGATCTGTTCGGGGGCATTGTCGGCTGTGCCTCGGCCACCCTTGGGCCCGGTTCCTGTCAATTCCTCATGCTTGACCTGAGCGTCCTTCAGCCGCATCTGCTCCTGTAGCGCCGCCGTCTCCTTCTCGGTGTTAGCGATCAGGATCTGGGTGGCGCTGATTTCGTTATCGAGCTCGTGGGGATACAGGCTAAGAGCCTGCTCGGTCTGCAAATCGCGTAGTTTCCTCTGCTCGACGGCCGTGAAACTGGTGGCTTCGGCAAGCTGCTGCTGTAAGGAAACAGACTTATCCATCCAGAGGGCGTGCTGTTCGAGGTCAACCTGCTCCTGCCGTGTACCGGTGGTCGTCGACAGCCGCTGCAGCGTCGAGCCGGCCAGGGATTGCATCTTGAGAAGCGATTCTTCCTTTTCGATCAACCCCTGCAGCTTCGAGTTCATCTTGTCGGCTTCGACCAGCGCGTCGTCGAGCGCTTCCTTGATGGCGTTGGGGTTGGGCTTGTGTTCGAGCTTTGCGTTTGCCGCCTCGATTTTGTCGGCCTCGAGTGACGTCTCGTCGATCAGCGAGCGGTAGGAAGAGTCCAGGCCGGCGAGCTTCTGCTGGAACTCCCGCGCGCCCTCGCCACCCAGATCAAAGGCTTTGTAGATCGCCTCGCCCAGGTCGTAGAGCAGGAACACGCCTGCAGCAAGGACAGCTGCGGGAACCATACTGGCCAGCAGAGGCCCCACAACCGAGGAGCCAGCCGCCAGACGGGCCAAGCCGCCGGCCATCATGCCCATTGAACCGTCCATGGCGCCCATCGCCACGCGCGCCGCGCCCATCGCTTCCATGCGGTTATAGGTCGCCGCGGTATCGGCACGTTGTGCGCCCGTGTTGGCGACCGTCGAGGCTGTGTTGACCTCCTGCGCCGTCGTCATGGCAGCTAGAGCCGCCGTGGCCTCGGCGTTGGCCTGCGCGTACTCCTGGATGATGGCAGCCGCCTGGGCATTCCCTGTGGCTGCAGCGGCGCCGAGTTGCTGTTGCGCTTCGGCAAGCGCCTTGGTTGCTGCGGTAGCTTTAGCCTGGGCTGCCGAGATCTGGTCGGCAGAAGCGGTGACGGCTGCAGTGGCCTCGGCGACCCCCGGCCCGACTCCAGAAGCATCGGCTGTAATGACTACTTTGAGTTCGTCCACGCCTGCCTCACGTCCTCGATCATCTTAAGCTGCTCCGGGGTGCGCAGGAACGCCGGCATGTCGGCCAGCTTCCTGACGTTTCTGCGCGGCGGCATCTTCGCCAGCGCTTCCGAATTCATCCTAGCAGCCTCACGCATCGATGGCCTGCCCCGTTTTCCGTCCCTGCCGGGGGCCCTGTAACCAAGGTAGGCTGCGACCAGGATGTCGGCCGGCGGGTGCTCGGCCATGAAGGCGTCGAGCATCCAGAAGTCAGTGAGGGGCATGCGCCTGGCCTTCTTTGGCGGAATGCCGTGCCAACGGGCCAGAGAGCCAAAGATGTATTGGAGGTCTACCCTGCTGCCGGTGCGTCCGGCGCCTGCGCGTTTTTTTCCGGTACCTTCACCTTGTCAAAGCCGTTGACGGCGTTGGCTGCGTCAATCAGCATTTTAAACGGCGAATCGCCGCCCTCAGGGTCGAAGGCCGGCAGGCCGCGCACCCAGGCCTCGGTACCGCGCTCGGTATCACCAGAGGCGAGGATCGAGGCCGCGATCATGGCGATGTTCCACTTCCGGCCAGCCTTGCCCGTGAGTTCGATGTCTTCGAGAGCCCCGACCGTGATGGTCGAGAGAATAACTTCCTTACCTTCAATGCTTACCGGCTTTTGCATCGGGTGTCCTTTCAATCAAAAAACGGGGCGCGAATTGCTCCGCACCCCAGTTGCCTTGGTTCTCCCGTGAAGGAGCTTGTTAGAACGCCTGGTAGCTGACGAAGGGTACACCGTTGGGACCGGCAAAGCCCTCGTAGTCGGTCGTGTACATGGTGTAGTCCTCGAGCTTGGTGGCGATATCGATCTTGCCGAGCCGCACGTTCGGCAGATAAAAGCCGAGCCCACCCCCCTCGTAGGGAAAGACCAGGTTCAAAGCGATGATCGGGCCGTAGCCCATTGGGTGCGAAGCGGCAGTCAAAGTAGAGTTCGCTGTGTTCGGCGAGGGCGTCCAGGAGTAGTTGATGTAGACCGCAGCGCTCGCGTCAGCCGAGTCGAAGGTATAGACGCCCGTCGTGAGGTTCACCTTATACTGGCCGGCCGCACTGAGCGAGCCAGTGCCCACATTGACCAGAGGCACCCCGGTGTTTTGGTAGGTCACGCCGTAATCGACGAGCGGCACATCGGCGGCATTGGTGACGGTAACAGTGTATGTGCTGGACGCTGGGACAGTGTGTGCCTCACCCGGAAAAGTGGTTGTGTCGACCGTCCCGGCGGTGGTTCCGTCGCCAAAAAACAACTGGCTCATGAGCAGATTCGAGATCTGCGCGAACTCGAATGACCCCTTGATCGAGCGCTTCCCGATGGCGGTGTCAACGGCCCACTGGTCGATGCCGTAGAGCGACTTGATGTCGGCGCCGAGAGTGAGCTTGATGTTCTGAAGCACCCCGAGAGCGAGCGGCGTGGGGTTCGGGGCCGGATTGCCAGAGGAGGGCTGCGGTGCTGCGAGGGCGACGCCAGATCCAAACATCAAGCCGGGAAGCTGCATGTTGAACTCCTTTGCCGGCGTCTTTGAGGTTCACGCGCTGGGACGGCGCGGTTCGAATCCATTCTACTGCCCGGTCAATTCACAAGCACAATCACCGCAGAAGCGGATGTCCAAAGCCGGCGAACGGGATCAGTAGGTAGATCAGCCAAATGCAGAAAATGACGGCGATGACCACGCGCGCCACTTGTGCAAACGGTGCCGGCAGTGGAATAAGGCTGATGATCCACCAGATCAGCCCAAAAATCAGGCACATCACCAAGATAGAAACCAGAATCGAAAGCATTTGCTCTCCTTCTTCACTGCCCGCTCAGAATCGAGATCGGAAAGATTAGGGCGCTTCGATTGTCCTGCAAGCCTTCATTCAGGATCAGCCGCCCCTTCACTCTTGCATGATACACAACCCCTCCAAGCGTCTGTTTCTGGCCGCCCAGGAGCGGGATCACGGTCACGCCGTCCGCCTTCAAAGTCTGCTGCTGCATCTGGTAAAGCACGGCGTCCCTGATGTTGTTGAGCTGGGTCGAGACGATCTGGTTCTCGCCTTCAGTGTTCTGGCACATCACGACCGCCAGCGCCTTCATCTCGTATTTGGGCAGCGCAATCGCGTTCTCAACAACGTCCTGCTCGTACTCGATCTGCCAGAGCCCCGGCAGGATCGCCGGGGAAATGGCGCTGCGCTGCGGGATCCTGCGGCCAGTCGCCGTGGGGTTCTGGAAGATGGCCGGCCCCGAGGGCACGCCGCCCGTGAGGTACTGCGTCTGCGAAAGCAGGTTATACAGGTTTTGGAAGATCGTCTCTGAGGCGGTCATCATCGGATTTCCTCCACCAGGGAAATCTCGACGCTGGTGCACAGATAGCCGCCCTTCCGCTCGGTCTCCCGCACAAAGGATACAGCCGCGACCGTCTCCACGCGCTCAAGGTTTTCGGCCAGCGTGCGCAGCCGGGCGGCGAGGGCGATGGCCACGTCGGCGACCTGCGCTGCGGTTTGGGTTCGGTCCATCATGCCGCCAGCACCGCCGCAAGAGCCTCAACGACTTGGAACCGGGCTGTCTGCTCAACCTGAGCGAGCGAGGTCCGCATGAAGGCGAACTCCTTGGACGGGGGATGGTTGACGCGCTTGGCAAACACCGTGCCGCCCCCCTCACCGATCCAGGCCAGCGACCGCGGCAGGCGCCCCTCGGCCAGCGCGATCGACTCCTCTGCCGAGTGCATCGATTCCTTCCCAAATTCCCCGCTCGGCCCCAGGAACTCAGCGAACCGGTCCATCAGGGGCACGATCTCATAGGCATGCGTGCCACCGAACTCGAGGACCATGCCCACCAGGTGCTCGAACGAGCCGTCGTCCGGGATCTCGCACCAGACCGAGGCCACCGGACCCTCAACCATGACCGGCGAGAGCTGCACGGCCGAGGCGAGCAGGCCGGTGCGGCTCTGGATGATTCCGCCGTTCATGTTGTACATGATGGCTTCGTAGAGCGACTCGCCGGCCGCACCCATGGCCTCGGCCAGGGCGTCGACCACGGCGTCGCCTTTGGCCGCCAGCTGCGCGGCCACCTGCTCGCTGTTGATCGAGAAGTGCAGGATCACGCAACTTCTCCATTTCTTATCCACCCGTGCCAGCCGCTGCACGCTGGCTCCGCTGGATTGATAAGAATCGAGGGATCGAGGGTGAGGTCGTCGTAGCTGGAACCGGCCGCGGCCCACCGGCTCGGGCCCCCGGTACTATTGCGGCTGCCCTTCTCGTCTGGGACGCCACGGCCCGCGAATGTTACCTCGAGGGCATGCGTTCCAACCGCCCCGTTGTTCCGCACGAAGCACGCCGGACACAGAAATACGATGCCTTCGGCCTGGCCTAAATCTGGCACATGACGAAGATAGTCGCCCGTTTCGTCGCTAAAGTACTTCACGAATTGGGGATCCAGTTGGCCTAGTTTCATGGCAGGAACCTCATCTTGTAACGCTCGATAGTCATGGCCGTCCCGAGCTCAACCTCGAGCTTCGAATAAGCCGTCGTACCCACCTGGGGCTGGACCTGCGAGTCCTGGCCGATCCAGGACCGTTTACGGTACATCTGAGCCACCAGACGCGCGCAGGCCTCCTGGAGGTCAAACGGCGGTGCCCCGTAGGTGTAGGAGAGCAGCACGGCCGCGCCCGCTTGGGCTGCGTTGAACGTGTAGAGGCCGGACGGCAGTACCCCAGCCTGCGGGGGCTGGTACTGCCCAGGACCGGGCGCAGAAGCCCCGCTGGAAGCCAGCGGCGTGCCATCCGCCAGCATCACGCCCTGGTCCGAGTAGAAGGTCGCCCCGTTGGTCGCCGCAATGGTGTATGGGCCCGACGCCGGCACGGTCTGGGCCTCGGACGGAACCGGGATCGTGTAACCGGCCGTGTACTGGACCGCGACGTTCTGGATCCCCTGCGCAAAGCGATAAGGGGCACTGCCAAGGGGCGGCGCGTTGCCGTATGCGCCCCAGCCGCCGGGCCGCACGCCCCAGCGGTCGTCGGGCCAGCCAGCGCCGAGGCCAGAGCCATTCGAGACCAGAGCGATGTTGCAGACCGAGCCCTCGGTGTCAATCACGTAACCCGAGGAGATGTAGTCAGGGCTGGCAGGGATGGCGATCCCGTTCACCGAGAGCGACGCCACGGCCAGAATCGGGTAGTTGCGGACGGGTAGCTCCTGCGAGCCGTTCCCGTTGTAGCGCTCGGAGTAGGACCGCACACCGGAGAGGAAGCCGCGGCCGGTCCTGGTGAGGATGTTCTGAGAATAGGCGGTAACTTCGGTCTGGAGAAGGGCCTGATCGACCGTGGGGCTCTGGTTGAGGATCGCGTTTACAGCCACGACGGTGGTCAGATCGATGACGTTAGCGCCCATGCGGCCATCCTACCACCCTACAAAGGGACGGCCTCGGGCTTCCCAACCCGAGGCCCAGACTCGCACTACGCCGGTGCAGCGCTCCTCTGTTCCCGCTTGTTAGAAGACGTTGGTCGCGCCGTAGGCTCCGAGGCCAGTCAACGCAAACAGCAGGTTCGGGGTCTTGACCGCCAGCACCTCTTCGGAGAACACACCGAACGGATACTTACGGCTGGTCTGCGCGAACTCGATGCCGTAGGTGTCGCGCCGGACGAACACGCCCCGCGTCTCGCCGAGGCGGGAGTTCGAGTAGGTCTCCTGCAACCGGTTCACGTCGAACAGCACCGTGCCTGCCGGCAGGTAGGGGTGCTGCTTCACGTCGATGAACATGCCTCCAGGCAGCCCAAAGACGTTGTGGTACCGGGCGACGAGAGTGTTCATGCTCAGACCCGAGCCGTCGGTCGTGGGACCGCCGTCCGGGAAGAAGTACACCGAGGCCGCGCCCGTGGTCGCGCCCACCAGCATGGCCGAGCGGAACGGGCCAACCTGATCGGTCGAGAGGTAGATCGTGGTCGGGCCCGTCAGTGCCGCCTGCTGGATGGCAAACAGGATCCCGTCGAACTCCTTCACCGTGCCAGGCATGCCGTTGTTCGTGAGCCCGGCGCCGTGGTTGTTCCAGACGTTCGAGGTCACCGCCGTGCCGAAGCTGTTGATGTTGACAGTCGGTGTGGGCAAGCCCTGCGAATAGTTGGTGTTCGAGGTGATGGTGAGCAGGCCGTCCATGTCCAGGGAATTCGTGGACAGGTCCGACGCGAAGCCGGCGTAACCGCCCGAGCCCGAGTAGGCCGCCGTCTGCGTGCCCTGAGTCTGGCCGTAGATGTTCATCCAGGCATTGCCAGCCACGATGGCCGTCAGCTTGGCGAGAGCCGGGTTTGGCGTGAAGGTCGAGCTCGTGTTGATTTCCACGAACCAGGCGTAGCCCCAGGCGCCAGCCTGCGGTGTGCAGGAGAAGGTGACGGTCTTGGTGCCGGTCACCGTCGGGCCAACCACATTGGACGCAGCCGAGACGATCGCCGAGCCGCCGTTGATGACGTCGGCAGAGCCGTCGGCGTTCGAGCGGAGGTACTCGGTCGTGATGCCGGCCGAGACAGTGTTGCCGGGGTTGATCGCCGCCCGGTAGTTGAGGGCAACGGCGTAGGCCGCGACATAGGAACCGACGGGGAGCACTCCGGTAACGAAGTTCGCGTTGTTGAGCGACGAGAGAACGCCGGTGGGCGTGTTGGTCGTCCCGATCTGAAGAGCCCCGTTCGAGGCCGTGGTTCCGGCGCCGCCCAGGTAGCTGCGCTCCTGCTGACGGATGAACCGCAGAAGCTGCCACATCTTGCCGTCGCCCAGTGCATCCTCGTAGCCTTCGGAGGCCGAGATCGACTCGTAGGTCACGAAGTCGTCGGTGCCGAGCGTCACATAGGGCGCCGAGAAGTTCTGCAAGGTGAACTGGCCGTTCGAGTTGGTGTTTCCCTCAGAGACGCCGGGGAACTGCTGCGCGGCGTCGATCTGGGTAACAGCCTTCCACTGCGGCTGCACGCCGTAGCCGGCGTTGACCTTATCCCACCGCGGCGTGGAGTTGCGGATGTGGGCAAAGATCGGGTCAAGCATGTAGGCCGGCGCGCGCAGGTCGAGGAAGTTCAAGCCGAGCCCGGTGGTTACGCCGGTCGTCGTTGAGGACTTGGCGAGCGACTTACTATGCACCTTGACGAAGTCGCGCCAGGCCTGGGGGCCGTTCTTCTCGACCAGATCCTCGATGCGCCGCATGTCGGTCTTCGAGATGAGTTGTGCGTACTGCGCCTGGAAAATGCCATTGTGGCCGTCAGACACCGAAGAAGGGTGCATGGAGTTCTCCTCTACCGGCGCCTGAAATTGTCACTCGCGCTGGGAGGGCGCGCCCTGCAAAACCTGTTACTTGGCGATCAATTCGCCGAATGCGGCGTCAACGTCGATCGTCTTGTTGACGAGCTGCGGACCGGCGTTAGCGCCAGTCGCCGGGATCTGCTGGCCAGGAGCGGGGGTCGCCTCGAGCTTGGCCTTCATCGTGGCCATTTCGGCCAGGACGGGGGCGAGCGCTGCGGTGACGGCCTTCGAGACGGCGTCCTCGGCAACCGGGGCAGCCTTCTCTTCAGGCTCGGGCTCTTCGCCGGCGCCGGCGTCCTTCGCGGCCTTCATGCACTTCTCGCAGTGATCCATCATGGCTTGGTGGGCCTTGACGATTGGGTGTTCTTTCGAGAGCGTGCCCTCGAGCTTCTCGTGGAGCGCCTTGTGCATCTCCATGTGCTTTTCGAGGTGGTCGGCTACGGTCTTCGCGGCCTTCGTCAGTCCAGCCTGGTCGGTGATTTTCATGCCCTTAGCTCCTTTGCCGCCAGCCGCGGCCAATTCGTCTGCTTCCTCGATCGCCATTTCCTTGAACTCTGCCAGGAGTGCCACCCAGGCCTCGCGCAACCCTTCGGGAACCTTGCTGTCGTCCCCTTCCAGTTCGCGCTCGAATTCCGTCTGTTGGCAGAGCCAGTGAAGACTCTCGAGGAGGTCGCCAAGCCAGCCGACCTCATACAGCCCCTTTTTCAAAGCGAGTTTAGCACAGGCCCTCGATACAGCAGCCTTCTCGCTCTCGGACGCCTCGATGCCGTTCTCCTTGGCCGCAGCCAGGATCTTCTTCTTCGCCTTGGCCTTTTCGTCGGCGCTCATCCCCTCGGTCTGTTCGAACCGGGCCAGCGCGTTCCGGATGTGCGACTTGGTCTTTTCCTCGTCGCCGGGGAACTTGATCGGCAACTTCCAGGTTTCAGGATCGTCGGGATCCCCGACGTGCGCGAAGCAGTCGGCGGTCAAAGACACCCCGTCAACTGTCTTGGACTTCTTCTCCTTCAGGAGTTCGAGGACCGTGCCCAGGGTGCGCTCCATCTTGTCGAGCCGCAGGTTGCCGGCGTCCGGAATCACCAGGGAGAGTTGCTCGGTCGCCCCGGCCGCCTTCACCAGCGTCACGGTGCGGCCCTTCATCGAATCCACCAGCGCCGTCGGTAGGCAGGGAGCATCTACGGCCGACCACTCCATCGGATCGGCGGTGTACCGGATGCAGCCAGGAAAGTCGGGATCGTCCCACTTTTTCACATACTCGCCGCCCTGTGAAAAACCGATCAGCACGCCGGACCGGAACTTCAGGACAGCGGTGGGCTCGACGATGTGGGTGAGGCCATGGATGCTCTTCGCCGTGTCGTTGTACTCGATCGACCGCCCGGCGCCGATCGCCTTTAGCTGGTGCATTTCCCGCACCGGCATGCACGACGGGGTCATGCCTGGAACTGAGGTCTTGGCAAGGTTCTCGGCCCCGCGCTGCTCATAGAGAGCCTTGGTCGTCGCGTAGTCGCAGACTTCCTTCTCGAGGTCCGGCTGCTGGGCCGTGATGAGAGCGTGAACCAGGAGAGTCCCGTCGCCCTGCTCCTCGATCTTCGTAAGCGGTGCGAACTTTTGGAGCTTCATGCGGTCACCCATCCACCGCTGAGGCCGGTGCACAGCACGCGCGCCATGACGGCGCCGCCGCTGACGTATGCGCCCAGGTAGGTCGGCGTCGTGGCATCGCTGACGACAGCCGACGCCCCCTTGAGCGCGTCGCTTGCCGCTGGCAAGGGCGTGCCAGCCGCGCTATAGATCACCGCAGGCTGTTGGATCGACGGGAGATCAGCCGCCACCAGCGCGCGGAAAGCGGGCGCGGCCGCAGATCCCGAGACTGGAGAGGCAAAGACCTTGTTCGCCGTCTGCGTGGCCTTGGTGACGGCCAGCGTTCCTGCGACGGTGATCGGCGAACCGGCCACCGCAAACTCGGCCGGCATCGAGAGCGCGACGCTCGTGACCGAACCCGAGCCATCGACCTGTTCGTCGAGCAGAACGGCCTCGACGAGCGCGGCAACGGTGTCGACCTGAGACGTCGGGTTTTGCAGCAAACGCTGGAGGTTGCCCATTGCGCCTTCTTACTGCAGCGTGACGGTGCCGTTGGTCTTCGAGCCAGCGAGGGTCGCCGCCGATCCCGTGAGCCAGCCGCCGCCGTAGGCCGTGAGTTCGAGGCCAATGCCGGCGATCGACGTCGAGCTGCCGAAGCTGATGGTCGTGTAGGCGCCGTCGATCGAATCGGTGCCACAGGTGATCGTGTACGGGGCGGCATCGTCCGAGATGATCTTCATGCGCATCCCGTCCTGACCACCGGCAGACTGCGCACCAGGTAAGGGATTGGCGAGCGTCATGGCAACCGCACTCGTCCCGCCCTTTGCTAGGATGGCGACACCGCCGAGCGCGATCGCGCCAGCTGCGCTGTAGCTTGCGACGGCCAGGTTGTTCGCCTCGTCGAGCTGCGCAGCGACCTGGAGCTCGGTTACGCGGTCAGTGAGTTGCGCTGGATTCGTGGTCTGGAAGTTGACGTTCTGCATCGCGGATGCCCTCCTGCTGCTTCGAATTGAATCCTAGCACAGCAGATTTACGGGCCAACCGCCGCAAGCGCTTCCTTTGCCGCCCTGATACGCCGTCTGGGCGCCTGGCCTGATGCTCAGCCTGTGCCTGCGCCTTGATGATCCGCGCGCCCCGCATGAACGACTGCCGAGCCTTCTCCCGTTGGATGCCTTCCTTGGCCCGAGCGACAAACTCGGGATCCGTGACGCGGTCGACTAGCTCTTGTGGCAGCCCGACGAGCTGCTCGGCGTCAATCGTGCCGTCTTCGTTAAAAGTCAGCGCACGCTGTTCCTGTTGTTTTTCTCCCACTTGCGGCCTCGTCTGTGCAGAGCAGTACCTGTCAAGCGCGATTTTTCGCAGGAATCGCCGGAATCATCTTTCGCCGGTGCGCGCCGTGGCCGTTTCCCTTGCCGTCCGCAGGCGGCGCCGCGACTCGGAGCCGGAAGACGAGAAGCACCTGAATGAACGAGCCGTAACCGGACCCGACCTGGTGCGAACTCATCGCAATGAGGTCATGCGTTGGCGTCAGGCGGTCGAGGGCTTCCTCGACCTCGGTTGTCAGACAGGTCTCAAGGACGTGATCGGCGATCATCTATTATCCCCCGGCGATTTTAGTGACGGTCAGCCAGCAGCGGCAGGACGGGTGCGCCCCCGGCGCGAAGATCATCGGCGCGAACTCATAGCCTACCTTGACCGGACCAAGCATTGAAAAGCTGGCGCAGAGAGCGCAGCAGCCCAGGTCCATCACGGTCCACTGGTACTCAAGAACCTCGCCCGACGCGAGCCAACTGGTGACGTGCCCCGATGCCTGCTGTCGGCTGATTTCATTGTCGGCGATCAGTTCTCCGTGGTCTGGCGTCCACACGACACTGGCCTGCATGACGGCCTCAAGCTGCTCCGGCGTCCAGCCCTCGGCAATGCCCTGCCTGATCGTGGCCAGAACGTTGTCCTTAGCGGTCGTGGCGATCGACCAGGCGGCCGAGGGATCATCGGCCAGGGTACCATCCTCGGTGATTTCCATGCCCACCATCTCGGCCGCGCGCGCGTCGGCTGCAGCCTTTACCTTGGGCATCGCCTCGGCGAGGGTGCCGGGGAGCGATGCCCCAAGGTTCGCCGCCGTCTGATAGGCACCCGCGTGTGCGCCCTCTTCGGCTGCGATCTGGAGATAGGGAACGGAGATCCCGTAGAGCGTGTAGTAGTCCCAGTCGAGCAATGCCAGTATGGCCGCGGCGCGCTTCGTGTCCTCCTCGGTGTCGCCCTTCGACAGCGTGATGTGCGCAGCCTTCAGAGCCGAGTACTCCTGCCGGGCCTTGGTCGAGACGCGATCGCGCTGCGAGGCGAGGAACTTGATCAGCTGCTTCGAGAAGTCGTTCCGAGCCTGCCGGCTCTTCGGCGTCAGATCACCAGCGCGCACCTTGAGCGAGGCGATCTTTTTCACCTTGACCGGGGTCGACCTGCCGGGCTTGGGGGGTTCGTCGACGTCGTCCTCTTCGTCGGCCGGATCCGCGGGAGCCTGGTCGATCGAGACGACGCCACCAGGGGTTACGACGTTCAATTCATTCGCCGCCGGTTCGGGCCGGGGATCGTCGCCGCGCGCCTCCCGGATCTCGTTCCGGGTGTATGTGCCGGTCGTAAGGTAGATCTGGTCGGTCTGCGCCTGTTTGAGCGGATCCATCTCCCGCTCATCCTGAAACGCGAACTCCACGTCGTCGAGCTTCAACTGGCGCTCGATGATCTGGCCGTTCATCACGTTCTCGACATGCTTCAGGTAGGGCTCGAGGCCCTCGATTTGGGCGGTGTCGCTCGATTCCTTCGCCGTCCCCCGATTGACCTGCTTAATCAGATTTTGAGGCGAGATCGAGAAGGCGTAGGCCACGACCCGGATGAGGTAGTCGTCTGTGACGTCGGTCAGCGCCTCGTGCTTCGTCATGGTCGGTGGCCGCTTGGCGTCCGGAACCATGATCATGCGGCGCTTCATCCGCAGATTGCCGGCCAGCATGGCGTCGAACCACTTCTGAAAGTCCTTGATCTGCTGCGCAGTCCAGGACTCGGGCATCGGCAGCAGACCCTCGGGAACGTTGCCCGAAACGTAGTAGTCGCGCAGAAACTGCTGCCGGTTGGCGCCGATCGAGAGCGTCGTGATGATCTGCTCGACCGGGCTGAATCCCCAGCGCGAGTCCACCCTCGGGTTCCGGGGCGAATAGACGAGCTGGTCGACGGTGTACTTCTTCTCCGCGGCCGAGGCGGCAACGTTCGCCGTCGGGATCCCGAGAATGATCTGCTGGTAGGCCGGGTCGGGCGGCTGGGGCACGAAGCCAAACTGGTCGAGTAACGGCGTGATGGTGGCGCCAGAGACGAGCCGTAAAGACAGGACCGTGTCCCCCATCGATCGCACCGGGTAGATGCACGGGGCGTCAAAGACCAGGAGTTGCTCCAGCCACATCCGGATCCAGATGTCGAACGAATGCACGCCGTCGGGGCACTTGAGCAGGTTCGTGACCTTGGCGACGTTCGGGTTCGTTTTCTGCCGATCAGCCTGCGCCTTCTTCGTTTCGCCGGGCTGCGCTTTGACCCGGATGAGCCAGGGGCGATTAACCACCTGGTCCTTGCGGGTCTCGATCATCAGCCGGCAGAGGTCGAACGAGTTGCTCACGTTCCAGAGCTGCGGGAACTTGATCGCCACGTCGCCGCGCGGCGTGAACTGGAGGTTGATGCCGGGCGTGAAGTCCCATTGCCGGATCCCGACACCGAGCTGTAGAGTGGGCCGGATCGGGTTCTGCGGGCTGGCCCAAGAGCCGGGCTCGACGCCGTCGATCAGGTTGCCAGCAGGGCGGAACATGGGGGCCAGGGCGTCAGAGACTGCCTTCACGATGCCAGTGCTTGCCATCAATCCTCCGGTTCCGGCTCACGCAAAGGATACCAGCATTTCTCTGGATCGATGGACTCGATTGGAAGTTCACGGTCGAGAATCACGCGCGTCACGGCGAATGTATCGAGCTTGCAGGCGGCGATCGCGCGCTCTTTCGTGGAAAAGATGCCCTGAAAATCCTGCGCTTTGTCGGGGAACCATTGCTCCACCAGCCAGAGGACGGTCACTTCTGCTATTCCTCCACCTTGGGCAGGTTCGCCCATTTCTCAGGCTTTACAACCGGATTATAAGCCCAGCACGCAAGGCACACCCGGCACTGGCAAACAACTTGCCCTGTGGAAGAGTCACACCGAATTGAGACTTTCGAGCAGTTCGCGCACGCCGGGCAGATTTGCTTCTGCCTGATCCGGCGATGGCGGTAGTCATAGCTCAGAACTGGGAAGCACCGAATCAACCACCGCACCAGCGCAGCCAGAACGGTCGCTGGGAGCCAGCGCGCCGCGGCGTAAAGGCAGCAGGCCAGCGTGACCAGACTAAACACGATGGGAAGCGCTGCTGGTGGCATCACTTGCTTTCCGGGCCGTCATCGCCCTTCGGCTGCCGTGGATTCCTTGTTACCAACGGGCAGAAGAGCTCATGGTGTCCTTGGATCTTCGAGCCGCAGAGCACACACGCGAGACCGGAATATTCGCCGTTCTTGCGCAGCGTGCCCGGCTGCAGGGGCTTCTTGAGTTCGCCTGGCTTCTGCATCAGCGCCACCGCGGGACAGTCAGCCGCAATGGCGTCTCTTCCCACTTGTCGGTCTGCATCTGGACGGCAAAACCCGACTTCCCGCCGGCCATCGCCGCCTGGATCATGGTGCGCCGCAGCGCAGCGATCAACCGCTCACGCCGGGCATTCATCAGGGCAAACTGGCCCTGCTGTGGTCTCTTCCTGCGCATTTCGTTTCTCCTCGGCCGCCACTTTGGCGACCAGCTTTTTGAAACAAGCAAAACAAAGATCGTGGTCGCGCCGCGCCCGGCGCCGACGGTCCGTCGAGGTCACGTAGGCCGCTGACCGCCCGCACTCCGAGCAGCGGATCATCAGCGCAGCCAAGAAAAGGCAGTGCCATCCGTGAATTTCGCCGTATACTTGGTGCCATATTCGACGCCGAGGCGCTCGCGAGCATTGTCGATCAGGTCGACCGATAGCTCTTTGCAAATCAGTGCACCCGACTCAATTTTCTCAGCGACATCGCGCAATCGCGTTGTCACCATCTCGTCAACTTCCGCGTTCACGCGTCCTATTTCGTTTAGCACAGCCATTCACCACCTCGTTTGAAACTTCCCGATGTCCTTGGCCCGTCCCTGCTTCTCGTTCCATCCACGGCTGCGCACCAGGCGGTCGGCCTCGGCATCCAGTTCGTCGTCCTCGGTCATCCGTTCCCAGGTAAGCCCGCAACCGTTGCACTGGCGCTGCCGGTCGCCCGTCTTGACGGCTGGCGCGCCGCACTGCGGACATTCCGGAAGATCCTCGGTGACGACCAGCCGGTCGCTCAATTCTGCCTCCCGCTCACGAGAGTCATCGCCGCCATGTTCTGCCGCCGGCGCTGCTCGGCGGTGATCGCCGTGAACATCCGCTCGGCGTCCTGCCGTTCCTGCTCCGGGCCCTTCTCAAACTTCCGACGGTGCAGCCGGCAGGCGTTCTTCATCCGAACGAGCTCTTCGTCGGACTGCGCCGCAAGCATCGCCGGAAGTTGGAACCATAGCGTCATGTCGGGTCGACCACCAGACCCTCAAGACGCGCCTGCAGCACCAGCACTAGGATCTCTGCCTTGTCCCCGCCGTCGAGTTTCATCACCGCAGCGTGAACCTCGGCGGCCGGGATCTTCTCGATCATCGCGTCCAGGTTCCCGGCCGGAACCTCGAGAGCGATGGGCCAAACGAGGCCCTCGTCGGCCCCGTCTGCATCGGCGACCTCGGCTGCAGCGGCATCCTCGACGGGCTTCAGCTTCTTGGCCTTGTAATCGCTGATGTCCAATTGGCGGGCGACCTCAGCGATGGTCGCGCCGCCCTCGTAGAGCGTCCGCGCGCGTTCCTTGTTGTCCATTGCACCGGCTCCTTGCTTTCCACACGATACCACTGTTCCACGTGGAATACACGCTAAATTTCGGGCCGTGGCTTACGACATTTGAAGCACACCTGGCCCGTGGGCGACTGCTGCCAGATCACGGAGCCGCACTCGCATTTGTCCCGGTTACCGCCGGCAACGTTGATCCGCTCGGAGCGTGGAGTCTCTGGAGACTTTCGACCTTCATCCTTCACAAATCCAGCCCAGCCGCTCGAGCCCTCGCCAAGTTCCGTCATTGCCCAGACCATCGCGTCCATCCTATCCGGCGAGTCGTCGTCGACCTTCGGATTGTAATTCTGCATCTGGTCCTCGAGGCCGGCAAAGGTGCCGTGGTGATGCACCCGGTGCTGCTCGTAGAGGGCCGATACGGGCTCGGCGCGCGTCACCTTGCCACGGCTGGCCGTGACTTTCTTGTAAGACACGTTCGCGTCCTGGTGGCGAATGAGGGCCTCAATCATGTCCCCGCCGTTGTTCGCCTCGCCCACCAGCCGATCGGCGCCCAGCCGGTGGTAAAGCCGAGTGGCCTGCTTCGCCGCCTCGTCGGGCGTATAGATGGCGCTCTCGTCGGCCAGCAGGTAGAAGTGCGCGGGATCCCGACCGTCCTGGCCGGCGGCGATGATGCCCCACTCGTCCGAGTCCTCGTTTGAGGTCGTAGCCGGATCCATGGCGATCACGATGCGCACCAGGGGCGGCAGCTTCGAGACGCGGGCACCGTCGATGTCCGAGAGCTTGAAGAGGGCGCCGGGGTTGTCGTCCAGCACCTCGGCGAGCAGTTCCTGCCGGCCGAGCCGGGTGCCTTCGTACTTTTTAATGATGTTCGAGTAGAACTGCGTGGCCAGGTTCGCCCGGTTCTCGTAGGTCGTGCCGGCGGTCAAGACCGTGTTCGGATCGGCGATCAGATCCCTGACCAGCTTCGTCGGCCGCGGCGTGGTCGTGATCACCGCCTGTGGGTTCGATCCGAGACGCAGGCCCATCATGGCGTTGTCCCAGGTCTCCTGCCCGTAGCGCCAGCTGGCAAGTTCGTCAGCCCACAGGCCCTCGCATTCAGGGCCGCGCAGAGAGTCGGGCTCCTCGGCCGAGAACACGAACGTCGTCGCCCCGTTCGGCCAGAGGAACAAGCGCTTGTTGGCGATCCAGGTCGGACGTTCGTCTGGAGGGCAGACCTTCAGGATGCCACCAGAGCTGCGCACCAGCACCTTCTCGATATCGCCCACCGTGCGCACGATGATGTTGATCTGGCGACGGCCGTCCTTGATCCACTGGCGAACGGTCTCTGCGCCGGTGCGGGTCTTCCCGAACCCGCGGCCCGCCTTGAGAAGCCAGTAGGACCAGGGACGGTGCGTCGGGGGGAGCTGGTTGGGCCGAGCCCAGGACTGCCAGTCGTAGCGCAGCGCGATCGCCTTCTCGGGCGACAGCGACCGGACTAAGCGGTCCCGGTCAGTCTTTGGTAACGCGCTGATCCGCTCGACGATCGAGGGCAGCGATGAGCTCATTCCTCACATCCTCAACCGCCAAGTGTAGTGGGTTTTCCGGGGAATTGCCCGGTGCGCTGATACGGCCCTCGACGCGATCAGCGAGCTCCGCTGCCGCCTGAACCTTCCCCTTAATGCCCTCACGAGCCAACGAAAGAGCGATCACTTCTGCGTAAGTTGGATGACCTTTAAGCCCGAGTTTCCGGAGCACATCGGCGGGAACGCGGCGTTTGAGAATCCGGCCATAGGCTTCGGTTAGAGGTTTTTTCTTTGGGCGACCAGACGGGTTTCCACTCTGGCCCGGCTTCCACGGCCGCAAATTCTCGCGGCCTTTGTTTTGCCCACTGTTAGCACCGGCCATCGAGGACCGCCTTCTTGCCGGTGGCGTTTTTCCAGCGCTCGACGATCACGTCCACGTAAATGGGATCGAGCTCGAGCATAAGGCACCGGCGTGCGATCTTCTCGCAGGCAATCAGCGTCGTGCCGGATCCACCGAAGGGATCAAGAACAATGCCGCCTGGCGGGGTGCTGTTGATCAGGCACCGCTCTACCAAGCCCACGGGCTTCATGGTTGGGTCGAGCGGCTTCTTCTTCATGGTCTACCGGCGAAAGTTACGGGCGGCCTTCCACCGCCCTGTGCCACTTTGCCATGGCTCATCCCGATTTCCACCCGCATCGGGCCCGTGCGCGGCCGGCGCGTCCCGGTTGCCCTTCGTTTCCCCGTCGCATCCCTCCGTTGAAGCGAAGGACGTCGAGGCGGTTCGCTGCCGACAATGACCGAAGGGCCAAAGGCTGGTTCCATTTTGAGGCCAGCCGCTGGGAATTTGAATCGCGCGGGCGAGTCGTTCCACTTCTGACCAGAGGTCGAGTGGCCACCAGCAGACCGCCGGCCCGCGCGAACTGGTTAAGCGATCTGGGTGAAGGTTCCGCCCGTCACGTCATCGATGCTGGTTTCAGTCACAGTACCCGTGACGGTCGCCACCGTGCCATCGGTGTTCGTGTAGGTCCAGGTGACGGTGATCGGTTCATCGCCGCCTGTAGGCGTTGCCCCTGTCGGGATCGCTGCAGAGAAGGTGAGGCCGGTTGGGTCGGTGGAGACCAGGGCGACCGGGAAGTTCGTCGGATCGCTTGAGGTCACGGCAGCCTGCGCAGCCACGGTAGTGAAGGGCGCGCCGCTGAAGGTGGGCGTAACAGAGAATACGGGGGTTTGCCCCGGCTGAATCGGAACGAGAGCCATAGGTTCTCCTGATGGAATCTGGGCCATCTCGCCGCCCAGCACGCGGTTGAATTCATGGTTGAGGGTCTCCCCGATACGCTCGAGCTTCTCATCGATGCGCTCAAGCGTCCGGGCAATGCGTTCGAGAACGTGTTCTTCGGACATCACGCCGTCACTTCCTCCAGGTCGATCTTGAGCTGCGCCAGATCGAGTCCCTGCGGTGAGCCCTTGGCGCCGAGCCAGTCCGGGCTGAGAAGTGCGTGCGCTTCGTCGCAATAACGATTCCAGAAGGCCGCCGTCATGGTCTTGAGCTGGCCCCAGGTGACGCAGGTAAAGCCGTTCTGGTCGTACTTCGGCACAAAGACGCAATGGCCGCCCCAGCTGCCCGGCTCGGCGTTCGGGTCGCTCAACGCGCCGGCGTCCCAGACGTCCTGCGTCTGCGCCGTCAAGGGCAGGGACAGGCCGATGTAGACGCCTCCAAACAGGTTGATGGCCTGCCGGACCTCCTGCAGGTTGGCCGGGTTCGGATCGGCGAAGGCTCCCAGCTGGTGCCCAGCGAAGTCTCCCTGACGCCATGAGTTGAGAACGTCTAGTTCGACGCCGCCCTCGTCGGTCGAAGGATCTGTCGGGTCGTAACCATCCCACTCCTCGTAAAAGGCCAGGATGGTCGAGTCGGGCAACGTGACCTCGACGCCGGTATTGGCCGTCCAGATCTGCACCGCGTGCCCGCACCCTGCGATCGTACAATCCCCGAGTTGGTCGTTAAGCATCATGCCGAACTGAGCGATGCCCTCCGTCCAGTCAACGGAGATGGGCGGCGGCGGCTGGGCAGGCATATACCGAGCGAGCTTGAGCGTACGTGGATCCCGCCGGACTGCGCGCCGGCCGAGTTTCATCTGCGAATGGTTGACCATAATCCCCTTACTTCAAGAGCATCTGCGTGAGCCCGTGCGCCTGAGCCTGGGCGTTCCAGTTGGCCTTCAGGTTGCCCGCCGGCGTGCGATACCAGCGATTCACCAGACGGTAGCGACCGAGGTGAGGGTTCTGCGCCATTACGACCCGCACATGCAGCGTGACGTTCGCTGGCAGCGCCGCCAGAACCGCTTCGATGCCGGCGACCAGGACGTCGATCAGGGGTGAATAGACGGCGGTGAGCGGAATGGCGCCGGTGATGACCACGATCGTGTTGAGCGCATCATCGACCAGGGCCACGGTCCCGCCGTTCTGCCAGTTGGTCTCAGCCCCCTCAAGCGCAACCACGGCGTTCTTGAGCTGCTGCAGCCAGGGCGCGCTCGGGTCGGCCGCTGCAATCACGTTATCCGCCTCATTCAGCACGATATTAATCTCAGCCAGGACAGAGGAACCCGAACAGCCAGTGACCGTCACAACCGGGATCGACGTCGCGATCAGGACGAAGATCAGCAGGCAGCTGCCCATGCGCATCATCGCTCCGACCTTGACCGCCGCAACCGAGGGCGTGTCGGTGTAGAGGTGGTACAGGGCCACAATCACCACGCCGAGCGCTGCGAGGCCCGTCGACTTGACCTCGGCCAGGGTGAGGGCTGGCGTGCCGTTCTGAACCCAGTTGTAGGCCGCCTTGGCGGCAAACGTCATGAGGGCAGAGGAAGCCGCAGCGAAATAGGGGTTGCTCTTGAGCCACGTGAAAAAAGCTTTCATTTTCAGTCCTTTCCAATGCCTTTTGGCTTTGAAACGTAAAGAATCAGACAGATCACAAGCACGGCGGTCCCGCAGACGATCCGGGCGATCTCAAGTTCGCTCATGGCTGCTCCGTAAAGAACGGGATTTATATACTTAACTCCCTATTCCGTTTTCGGTGAGGTATTTGGAACCAGCGGCACCCTTCGCAAGAAATCTGGATGCGTGGTCGCCAGAACATGCTCGTCGGCAGGAAAGAGGGCGAGCACATCATCCAAATGTAGGCACTCTTTCAGATTTGGGCATGGATCACCGGGCTCTGTAACGGCAATTTTCCCATTGCAGGTGTCGTTTCCAGCTTGAGCATCGTACAAAATGCCAACTACCGGGCTACCGTAGCCGAGGAGCACAACTTTGTCTCCGTTCTTCGCTTCACGTCCGTTTGCATAATGCATGTTTTCCTCTTTTCTCTCCCGTCAGGGAGTTAAGTATGTAATTCCCTAAAGAACAACTGGCCGCCGATTGAGGCCTGGTAGGTTACGACGGCCGGGTTCCAGGCTTCAGGGAACGGCACAGCCGAGCCGTCTGGAAGCGTAAAGGTCTTGGTAGACGTGATTGCCGCCGGGGCGTAATAGAGGGTGCTGCCGCGGGTCAGATCCGGGAGCCTGCCGGCAACCGCCTCCCAGGCGATGATCAGGGCTTCGCGCCACTGTGGATCGGCGTCCTCGGGCCATAGATCGGCTTCGGGGCCCGGTTCGGAGATTGAGGAAAACTGAGCGTGTTGCGTGCATACAGCATAGGGGGAATCGCCCGACTTGGCTACCCGGTTCATAACCACGTTGGCAACTGACTGCAGGCCAGGCGTGCCGGCCGAGCGGTTCTCGCGCCATGCGGTGAGTGCCGTAAGTGTCTGGTCCTGGGACGTCATGCGCCCCACCTTGGATTGTGCCGGACATCCTTCGCCTGCGCTTCGCACACGCCACAGGAATCAATGGGCTGACCGTGGTAGGGGCAGACCCCGAAGGCCAAGTCCAGCAGCGATCTAAGCAGTCTCCAAAACATCAAGCGACTCCCGCGGCCTTCTTGGCGCGCCGTTTCGCTTCCCGGTCCCGACGGTCCGCCTTGCAGCCCTTGCAGAGCGTCGGGCCGCGTCCCGGTTCAGGATCCTTCTTGCTCAGCTCTATCGGGTTCAACCCGCAATCGCGGCAAAGACCTTGCGCAACCAGACGGTCGCGCCGGGTCTTCAACGACCTCTGCACCACCTTGCGCTTTTCCTCGATCGTTGCCACGGTCGCAGGATACCACCAAAGTACCAAACCATGTGGAAAAATAATTGTTGCGTTCTGTGTGGAAAAGAGTATTGTGGAAATCGTAGCAAGCGGCGACCAACCGCATAGGAGACAAAGATGACATTTCATTCGACCTTCGCCGCGCCGAATCCTACGGCAAGCGAAGCGTCCTGCGTGGTGGCAGGCAGGCCGGGCGACAAGACGGCCAGAAAAAGGACGGGGACAATGCAACTGACTACGACCTTTGAGAAACTCCGCGCTGCAAACGCCTGTAAGAAACGCTACAGGTTCCTGCGCAAGGCGCTTCCCAACGTCAATGACCGTGAACCTATCAATTTGCTCACGATCCTCGAAACAAGTGGCCTTGACGATGCTCTGTGGGCACTTTCAGCCACTGCCGAGAACTGCGACAAAGTCGCGCGCTTGATGGCGGCCGACTTCGCCGAGCAGGTTCTACCGATCTGGCAGAATTACTCAACCGACAAACGGCCCGAGTTGGCGATTCAAGCCGCGCGCGATTTCGCGCAGGGCCGCATTACGGCCGCCACCTGGGACGCCGGGGACGCCGCCGGGGCCGCCGCCGGGGCCGCCGCCAGGGCCGCCGCCAGGGACGCCGCCTGGGCCGCCGGGGCCGCCGCCTGGGACGCCGCCTGGGCCGCCGCCAGGGCCGTCGCCTGGGCCGCCGGGGACGCCTCCAGGGACGCCGCCTGGGCCGCCGCCTGGGCCGTCGCCTGGGGCGCCAGGGACGCCTCCAGGGACGCCGCCTGGGCCGCCGTGGACGCCGCCTGGG